CGGGCGCGGGTTGCGCCTGTCCGGTGCGTAGGGCGTCAAGGTCGGCGGCTTCCTTGCGGAGTGACACGGCGACCTCGTAGGGATTTCCCGTCTGAGCTATCATACTGGCGACCCGGCTGTTGAAAACCGGGTCCGCATCGCACTTGGCAAACGCCCAGTCGTAGGCGTCCTGCACCGTATCGCCGCCGTGCTTCATGTCGGCCCGGACGCGCTGTTGCTCGGCGCGTAGGTCGTGAAGCTCGCTCATCATCCGATGTTCGGCGGTGACGGTCTGCGGCTCGGCCCGCGACTGAAGATCGGCAATTTGCCGTCTCAGGTCAGCGGCTTCCCGCTCCAGGGCCTGGCGCTTGTCGCGCTCGTCCAAAGCCTTGCCGAGAACCCCGTTGAGTTCCCTCTGTGTGAGGGGCTTTTCAGGATCAACGGGGGCCTGTTCGCCTTCCGGAGCGGTCTCGGGGGCCTTTGCCGTGAACTTGCCGTCAGAACCCCTCTCAGGGCCCCTGGCGACAGGTTCCGACGCGGCTTCCTTGACCGGCTCCGGGGCTTGGACCTCGGGTTGCGGTTGTGCGGCCCCTTCGGTTTCCCCGAAGAGGGTATCCAGCGGATTGCTCATTGGTAGTCCCTCGCCCAATTAGACGGCTGGCGGCACCGAAACGCCCGATAGACCCCGGCGGCGGGTTAGGTAGTGGTGTTAGATGGCTTAGACGTGAACCCACGTCCTGCGGTTGACGATGTTGTTGACGGTTGACGTATCGACGCCAAACCTCGCGGCAATCTCGCGGTGATAGCGACCGCCTGCGGCAAATTCTGCCCGAATGGCGCGCACCTGCGGTTCGGTGAGCTTTGCGCTGGAAGCTTTTTCTCCCCGCAGATCGGCGTTTCGGCCCTTTGAGAACATGTCGGCGGTGTTTTCTGCCGCCGTGCCTAGAAATAGATGCGACGGGTTCACACATCGGCGAACGTCGCAGCGGTGAAGCACCATCAACCCGGCAGGTATCGGCCCCTTGTGTATTTCCCACGATAGCCGATGAGCGCGAACCGGAACGCGCGTCGGCGCGGTCGCCCCCACCTGCCCGTATCCGCCTTGCGTTGATGCCGTCCAGAGCCAACAATCGTTAGGCCCACGCCGATCAACCTTGTTCCAAAAACGATCTATGAGGGGTAATCGTAAACCAGTCATTTCCGGCCCTTTCACGGCTGGCGGTGATCAGAGGCCCGTTTCGCGCATCAACGCGGGCGGGCCTCACCTTTATATATCACTCCTGAGTTTGTGTCGCCTGAGCTTGAGCCGCCGACGCGGCTTGGGCTGAATCTTGCGAGGCCGCTGAGTGAGCCTGATCGGAGGCTTGAGCCTGCGCGGCCGCCGCTTGGTTCATCGCCGCCATGCCGACTTCGTGCGCCCGGTCCTGTTCTTGCTGGCCATGCTCGATACCGGCCTCCAGCCCTTTCGTGGCGCTTTCCGCATGAACCTGCTTTGCGTAGCTGAGCGCGTCCGACGCCTTGGCGAAACCCGCCGCCCCCGCCTCTTGCGCCTTGGCCCCGTGAAGCTGCGTCCGGGCCTGGGTTTCCCCGATCTTGGCCGTTTCCGCCGCCTGGGCGATCTGTTGCGCCTGCGCCTGGGCTTGCGCCTGTTGCTTGGCCGCTTCGTCCAGCCCGTCCAGGATCGACCGCTTGTGCGGAATTGTCGAAAGCTGGATGAGCTGCTTCATGCCGATTTGCTGCTGATAAACCGGGCTGATCTTCACCAGTTCCACGATCTCCGCGAATTGCTCCTGCTGTATCGAGCCGACGTCCGGCTGACTGTCGATCTCAATATCAACGTCCATCTCGGCGACGGTATTCTTGTAGCCCAAGACGGATTTGCCCTGGCCGTCCATGATCGGCGCGCCCTCGGCAGGCTTGCCCGTCGCGGGGTCCATTTGCGGCTGACCGTCCGGCCCCATGACCGGCTGCCCCCTCGGTTGGTTCAGCCCCACGAACTTGGGCGCGTCCTCATCATCCGTCACCCGGATGAATTGGGGCGCTTTCCAGAACTGCTTAGCCCTGGCCCACGACTGGCGGTAAATCCGTAGCTCCCAGTCCTCCAACGCCCCGTAAAGGTTGCCAAGCTCGATCAATCCCGACTGTTGACGCGCCAGAAGGTGACGGCCCGAACTATCGTCCGACCGCCCCGCCAAAGCCGGGTTTGGCCCCATGCGCTCAATTTCGCCCTTGGCCTCCTGCAGTAGCTCCAGGTTGCCCTTGATCTCGACTTGGTTGGGCGACATCCGCCAGCCCACCGGGATCACACCATCTGGCCTCGCCGCCTCCATGCGGGCCGCCTCGGCGTCGATGTTGATCGCCTGACTGTCCACCGCCTCAATCCGCGAGACGCTCATCGAGTGCAGCGCCTTACTCCGGCGTTTGTTGATCTCGTCCTGAACCCCGATCATATCATGCACCGCGCCATAGCGGGCGTTGTCGCGCTTCACATAGGCCGACATGGCTTCTACAGGGCAGTCAGGGCGGCCCTTGTGGTCCTGATACGGGCTTTCCCCGTTCTCCAGGATATCCGAGCCGGTAAAGACGCAACGCCTCCACCCGCTCTCCTGGTAATACATCTCCACAACCATCAACCGGCGTTGGCGCTTGTCGATCCATGCGCCCGAAGTCCCGTTGCCCCAGTTGGGCCGGTCCTGATAGCTCGCGTCCGGTGATATCCCCGCATCCCCCGCCGAAATGGCGTTATCGACCGCTTCCTTCTTGTCCGGGTAGAGCGCCGAAACGTCGTCGGCATACATCCACTTCGCTATCCCCTGATAGCGCGCGTCCTTGAAGTCCTTCCGCCTAGACCTCGGGTCCGCGAAATGTTCCTCCCACCGCACCTGCGTGATCGTGACCTGCTTGTCGCCATCCACGCCCACCAGCGCCGCCATCGTGCCCGGAACGAGCATATCGAGGAAACAGTCCTGCTTGATCCGCTTGAAGCGGTTAAAGTCGGCGATGTAGCGCAAGACATCGGTGGCCGCGTCGGCGCTTTCATCGTCGCCAGGGTTTCTGGGCCAGGCGCGCGGATCGCTGCGGCCCTTCTCCGTAACCCCGATGATGCCGTTGATCGCCACCTTGATCCGGTTGATCACAATGGGCGGCTGCCGGCGCTTGGCAAGGGCCGCCAATTCCTCCGCCGTGAACTGGTCGCTGTCGTAATAGTCGATGCAGTTGAGCGATACCCGGCGCGCCTCAACCGTCAGGTCCCGCGCCTCGGCAAAGTAGCGTTTCAGCTTGGCAAGATCAGCGTCCGGCGTGGACTTTTCACCAACCACCGAGAGGGCGGACTTCGCCATCTACCGGCCCGCAAGGAGCGTTGTCATCGTGGCCGCTCCTCTAAACTGTTTTCCACGAATTGGCCGTCTCGCGCTGACCGGACCATGAACCCAGGTCAGGCGGGTTGTTTGACTTAACCGCGTTCTTCGCCATCAAGGGCCGCGACAGGCAGGCATAACGCGCCTCGTCCGCCACGTGGTCCTCGCCGTGCGTGTCCAAATCCTCAGCCCGATCCGGGTCATGCTGCATGACCGGAACCGTGCGGATGAAGTCCCTACACGTCTCGAACACCACAAGCTGGGCGCCCGTCTCGTCGCCCTTGATCCGCGCCCGCATCTGGTCCCAGCCCGATAGCGCCCCGACCTTGCCGATCCGCGTATTATCCGCCGCCCGCTGCCTTCCGATGATCCGGCTCATCCGCTCGCCGATGGAAGGGCCGCCGTCCTCGCGGAAGATCGACGGGTCGGCCACGCCGTAAGCTATCGTGTCGCCCGCCTCGCGTTCCTTGATCCCCTGCGCTACCGCCTCGGCTTCTAGTCGCAACCCCTCGTTGGGCTTTCCTGTGCAGCCATACCACTCGCGATAGCGAACGAGAGCGCCACGGGGGAGCACTCGCCCTTCAGGCAGTTGGAACGGGTCAGACACCACGGCCCACCAGCCGACCGAAAACGGGGCGGCATATCCCCAGTCGAAACTACGAAACCGCGTCCAGAGCGCGGGGATCGTGAAGGGCTTGCAGACATTGCGCGCCGCGCTCCATTGATCGAAGAACGCCCCTTCGACAATATCCCAGTCACCCTCAAGCCAAGCCCGAACCAACTCAGCCGAGCCCGACAGTTTCAGCCGGTCGATGTAGAGCGGATCGTTGTCGAACAGCGCCGGGTTGTCCGCGATCCGCGCCGGGATGTAGATTTGCGAGAGCCCGCCGTTCATGACCCGGACGTAAGCCCCCGGATCGATGTATCGCGCCTTCACCCAGTTATGACCAGGCCCACCAGGGTTGCACGTCGCGCGGAACCCGCACGGAACACCCGCCGCACTCCGAAGCGTGGCCTTCAGCTTGTCCACCGGCCCCGGCGCCGCAAACTGAGTCAGCTCCTCGATGTAGACCCTGGTGTAGTCGTGCCCCTGATAGTTGTCCGCGTCCGCGTCCCGGTCCAGGTAGCTGAACCGAAGGATGGCCCCGCCCGGAAACACGAACCGGCTCTTTTGTTCCTGCCAGTTGGCCCCCATCGGCTGATAGATCGCCTTCGCCCGCTCGATAGTCGGGATCAGCGCCGTGGACGACCGCCGGACCAGCAAACCCTTCGCCAGCGCGCCGAACTCAGTGGCATGCATCGCCCATTCGCCCAGCGTCGCGTCAGTCTTGCCCCCGCCGCGCGCCCCGCCGTAGATGACTTCATCATCGTCGGAGAGAACGAAATCCTCTTGCGGGCCCTCCTGCGGCTCCCAAATGTAGTCAGGTGCGGCCATGCTGGAGGGTCATGCCTCATGCTCCAGAGGAACGTATCTCGACGGGTTGATGAAAAGACCACCATCGAAAACAGAGCCGCCGGCCGCCTCCATTGCGTTCACGAACCTTCCTTCCAAATCGGCCGACAAGACTTCATCGCCATCTTTCTCGTAGCGTTCGGCGATCACGCGATGGACCTCCAAGGCAACGGCCAACAGGTTTCGATTAACTGGCGGGGCGGGGAGCATCCGAACAACCGGGGCCGGTTGAGCGGCAAGCTCCCGCAGTCTGCATTCCTCGTCAGCCGCCGCCATGGCTTTCACCACGGCCCCCATCGCCATTGAAGCCGGGCAGTCGAACCACTCGCCCGATAGCCGCCAGTCAGCCAAGGCAGAATGAGCCAAAGCCTCAACCCGCGCCGCCCGCCTATGAGGCACGGCGAAAGCCACGGCAAGCCGCGCGGGATGGCCGGTCTGGAGCGACGCGAGCCGCCCGGTAACATCCACGCTGATGCCGATCTTGTGAGCCCCGGTTCCTTCCGCCGGGCCGACGACATAGACGAACGTAGTCATGCCCGCGCCTTGGCCTTCGCCCGGTAGCGCGCCATCGAAAGCCTCTTGGCCTCGCGTTTGGCAGTCAGCGCCTCGCGTAGTTGGTCCAAACTCATTGCCTTCAAGTCGCGCGGCAGCGGGACAGGCGCGGCAACAACCGGCGGGGATCGCGGCTTGGAACGAGACGGCTGACGAACGGCCTCGGCCTTCTTAGCGCACGGCTGAGAACTCCAATGCTGCTCGCCGCATTTCCCGCAAGTCGTTGGCTTGGCCATAACGGTAGTCTCTACACCGTAGGGCCTACAGCGTCAACACCTCTAATTCAGCCTGGCCCCCGTCCGCTCGGCAACCTTCGCATCCCATGCCGCCCGCCTGGCCTCGATATCCGAACGGCTCGGAACCTTGGCCCGCTCTGTGATCTCCGACTGAACCTTGTCAGTGATCAGCCCGAGCAGCTTGAACTTCGCCATGCTCGCCGTGGAAGCAGCCGCCGGCTGAGATAGCTCACGGGCGAAGGCGCGATCCTCATCGGCTTGGAGGACCGCATCGTCTATGGTGAACGCGACCCGCTCGGCGGCGACAGTTTGCAGCGCCTCGACGCGAGCGGCTACGTTTTCATTTGCTTTCAGGCGCACGGCGTTCCCGCGATTAGCCTTGAAGCCCGCCGTTTCATAGGCCCCGCTCTGTGTCTCGCCCGATGCAATAGCTTGGGCGAACCGTTCATGGCGCGCGTTTTTCAGCACCGCCATCCGATCCCCGAATGTCTGGCGTGTCTTACCCATGCAGCCCCGGCAACGCCC